GCCGCCAAGTAAACATATGCTTGTAGTTTTATTATATGCACTTTGTAAAAATGGTAAAAGTCCCAATGAATATACATCATAATTTGTATTATTTATAAAATCCATAATATTTTGTTGTACTATTTTATCTTTTATTTTATCATTAAACATAAAATCATCTTCAAGAATCAATATATTATTATAATTTTTTTGTTGTGCATCTTTAAAAATGTGCCAAAATGCATCTATAAGGTCTAATGGTGGTTTATCTATATATTCCTCCTTCTTACAATTTTTATAACCTTTGTTGTATAATATAAACACATCCTTAGTGGGCCTAAACTTGTTTAATTGTTCTTTGACACTATCTAATCGCCCATTGTTTTCCAAGTGGATAATATACGTTGCATCTATATCTAATAGGGCGCTATGTCCATCAAATTCTATCTTTTCAAATCTGTAGCATAACTCACTGGCTTTATCACTTTCTATATATGTTCCACTTTCCATATCTACCTTTGAATTTATAAATATAATTTATACTTATAAATTATAAATTACATTATACCTTAAAAATAGTTATAAAAAGCCATACAACTAAAATAATACATAATCCGTATAACCCTTTTGACATAATGTACATAGTGCTATATCCTGGTTCAACTTGTACATCTAATTTAAGTTTATTTATTATATATTTTTGTGTTTTTACGCCAAAATTATTTCCCCAGTGTTTTTGATTTTCTGTTTCTGGAAATAATTGATAACACAGTGGTTCATTGTACATATATTTTCTAAATTTTTTTCCTATATATCTATCCCAATCTTCAATACTTCTCTTATTATCCTGTAATACTTTATCAATACATCTACGTGAATAAATCATAGCATGTGTACCTCCTCCATGAGATAAACAGATGTTTGTATTATTATCATATACTTTTTGCATAAGTGGTAGTATTCCCAGTGCATATACATCATAATTTTTATTGCTTATAAAATTCATAATATTTTGTCGCACCGTTTTATCTCTTATCCTATCATTAAAAATAAAATCATCTTCTAAAACCAATATATGTTTATAATTTTTTTGTTGCGCGTCCTTAAAAATATATAAAAATGCATCTACAAGGTCTAATGGCGGTGTCTTTATATATTCATCTTTATCACATTTTTTATAACCTTTATTATGTAGTATAAACACTTCCTTGGTAGGTTGAAACTTGTTTAACTGCTCTTTTACACTATCTAAACGCCCATTGTTCTCCAGATGTACTATATACGTTGCATCTATATCTAATAAAGCATTACTAAATTCCAACTTTTCAAAATCGTAGCACGTTTCATTGTCTTTATCACTTTCCATATACTTTACACTTTCCATATATATGAATTTATAACTATAAACTATACTTATAAATTAATTTATTTAGATTTTATTCTAAAAATAGTTATAAAAAGCCATACAACTAAAATAATACATAACCCATATATCCCTTTTGACATAATGTACGCAATACTATATCCTGGTTCAACTTGTACATCTAATTTTAACAATTTTATTAATTTGAGTTTTATTGTTCCAAATAAATTTTTACCCCAATATTTTTGATTTTCCGTTTCTGGAAATAATTGATAACACAATGGTTCATTATACATATATATTCTAAATGTGTCTCCTGTAAATGCGTCCCAATCTTCAATGCCTTTTCTATCTATTTGCAATGTTTTATCAATACAATCACGAGAATATATCATAGCATGACACGCTCCTCCATATAAACTTATACTTGTATTATTATCATATGCCTTTTGTAAAGCAGGTATGCGTCCTAATGCATATATATCGTAATTCTTCCTGTTTATAAAGTTCATAATATTTTGTCGCACCATTTTATCTCTTATCCTATCATTAAAAATAAAATCATCTTCTAAAATCAATACATGTTTATAGTCTTTCTCTTGTGCATCCTTAAAAATATATAAAAATGCATCTATAAGATCTAATGCTGGTATATTTATATATTCATCTTTTTCACATTTTATATAACCTTCATTATGTAGTATAAACACATTCTTAGTGGGCTGGAACTTATTTAATTGTGCCTTTACACTATCTAAACGCCCATTGTTCTCTAAATGAATTATATATGTTGCATCTATATCTAATAGGCCACCTCCACCACCACTGCCACCTCCAACGCCACCAACACTGCCACCATCAAATTCTATTTTTTCAAGTTGGTAGCATGACTTATCTTTTTCTTCTATACCCCCTATATTCCCCATATACTTTACACTTTCCATATTCCCCATATACTTTACACTTTCCATATTTCCCATATACTTTACACTTTCCATAATATATCTCACTATTTATAAACTATGTTCACAAATTATTTTAATTGAATTATATACTAAAATTGTATAAATAATAATCATAATTATATACACTATACATAAAAATATATATAAGTACATGTTGGTTATAATATATATAAATTGATTATCATATATAATACATGACACAAAAGAAAGTATATATTATTGGTGCATTAAAAAATAGTAATATTCCAGATATAGCACAGCAACTTAGACCAACATATGACGTTTTTGACCAGTGGATAACACCAGGACCAGACGCTGATCAATATTTATTTGATTATGCTAAACATAGAGGTTGGAATTATAAAGAAGCACTAACGTGTTACGCTGCCAGAAATAATTTTGATTTTGATAAGAGACATATTGATTCATCAGATATTGTTATTATGGTAATGCCATGTGGTAAATCAGCACATTTAGAATTAGGTTATTCAATTGGTGCAGGTAAGGAGGCCCATATTCTATTTGATAAGGAACCAGAACGTTTTGATTTAATGTATAATTTTGTACCTGTTACCAATATCCACTTTTCTATAGATTCACTTAAGACAAGGTTGCTTATAGATTGATGTAAACTTTTTATAAACCGTATTTGTAAACTTTTTTTATAAATATAACTTTTTTTTATTTACAGATGTTATATAGATGAACAATGATTTAGTAATTGTTGATATTAATGTTGATTGTATTGAATTAGAAAGATGTATTAAAGACGATGATATAAACATTCATTGCAACGGCATTGGTAAAATAGCAGAAGAAAAAGATATAAGTAGTTTTATTCCAGATATAGATGAAGGATATTTGCCGATGGAATGTAGGAAAAAGATTATACCGTATCGTTTTTACAAAGATATATATAATACAATGTATAATAAATTTGGTTATAATGATGGTAAATTATCATCTGCCTTAAATGTTATTTCATTATATCTTAAGGGACAAAAACTATTATATTTAGAATCAAAGGCATATTGTGAACATTATTTATATAGAATGATGTTACCTGCAATAGTTATTTCATCAGCATCATCAGTAATTAGTGGTGTTTATAGTGATAATAGCACTGCATCAAAGACGGTAGCGGGTGCAACAGCATTAAATGCATTAATATTATCACTTATAAACTATTTTAAATTAGATGCTAAAGCAGAAGCACATAAAATGACAGCATATTCATTTGAACAGTTAATATCTGAATGTGAATTTACATCAGGTAAAATATTATTAAGTAACATAAATGAAAATGATGATAGAAATAGAACCAATAAACATAATAAATTGGATGGACAGAATAAACTGGATGGATCAAATAAACAGGATGGATTAAATAAACAGGATGGATTAAATAAACAGGATGGACAGAATAGAGATCAAGATATAAACAATAAAAATAAAAGAGATGCTGTTAAATATGATATTTATTATATTCAAAATTTTATAAATGAAATTGAAAAAAAAGTAAGAGAGATAAAAGAAAAAAACCAATTTATAATTCCTGAAAAGATTAGAAATAGATATCCATATATTTATAATACAAACATTTTTATGGAAGTTAAAAATATAAATATAGATGAAATGATATTATGCAATCAATTAAAAATAATAGGGATAGATGAAACAGATTACAATAATAGGATTATTCTTGGTGAAAGGACGCCTGAAGTATATGAACAACGTAAAAAAATTTATTTAGAAAAAAATAAAAAAATAGAAGAAATTATGGCACTTAGAAAACAACAAACTGAATTTGATAAGAAAGTAATGAGTGAATTGGATAATAAAAAATATAAACATTCTGGGTGGATTTTTTATTGATTACACCATATCCACTAACTTTTGATGTTTTTTATTGTTATTGTTATTGTTTAAGACATATTGATATAATAGCAATAGACTTGATAATCCAAGAAAT